AAAGGTTACGGCGGTCATCATACGAGCGCAAGCAAGCCTCAAAGTATTCCTCCAAGTCAATAAGGCAATTGTCGTAGGCATCAGCCAACGCCATGACATTTGGGCCGTCCTCGGCGTAGATCATCGACTCTTCCTGCTCTTCTGTTGGTGCGCTCATGATGGCATGTATTCGTAGAACTGCTCGCCTACTTCGGGGCGTATCATAACAACTTTTATAGGTTTGCCAACTAGTTTGTGCGATACCCTAGGTGGAGCCTTAACTGGTACTGCCTCACCATCCATGCGAACCATGACCCAGCTAGGGTTTGGGCATTTGCGGATAACTAGATAGTCGCCCTCATAGGTGGTATCATCTTGAGGTTCCACGGGGGAATCAAGGGTTTCTTGCTTAGCTTTTGGTGGGCGACCGCGCTTTGCTGTTTTCTTAGTTGGTGATGTTTTCATGGTTTAGTTTAGATTTCATGTATCGAATCGCATGTTCAAGAGTTTCAATCTCCTCGGTAAGTCTAGGAGTTTTACCATATTCTTCCATTTTTGCCCTCTTGAGATACGCTTCTTTTAAGCAATCGATGATAAGCTCCTCGGCAACTATCGGTTTGTTTTGAGTCTTCATAGCTTGTTAGTAGCCTCCAGCTCCTTGTCTTGTAGCAAGATTTCGGGTTTCGTCAACATGATCTATTCCTGCAATAGCGGCGTAGCGCAGAACATCAATGCAATTTCCGCACACCATTGGCTTCTTATTTCGGCGGACAACAAGCGTACCGTTTGATACTGTAACGCAATAAACCATGCCAGAGTATAGGGTCTTCTCAAGCAGCATTCGCTTATCCTTGGTTGTAATTGTGGCTTTTTTGCCGTGCCTTTCTCCAAGCATGTACAGGGGCATTGTACCAACAACTTTCCGCCCATGAATAATTCCTCCACTATATCCAGCATCTCTGGTGTATATCGAGCTACATGGCTTTCCTAGTTTCTGAAGCAGCTCTTGAATGTCGTCCACTAGCCCAAGTGATGCCGTGGCGTACTTGTGGCATTCGCTTCCTTTGTCAATCCACCCATCTCCAAGAACCAACGACTCCCACAGCCTTTCAAGGGCCTGTCTAGGCATATTCAACACATTCCTTGGGATTCGTTTTTGACCCGAATTGCCAAGTGGATGCAGCAACTCCCACAGCTTCTTGCTACTTACAACATAGCTAGTATTCCTGTAGGCCCATACGAATCCTAGAGAATCAAGCAGTTTCTCTATCCTTTCACATTTCTGGGGATTTGCTGATTTTGATTGTGAAATGTAAACCGAGTACCCTCGGCCAGGTATTTGGATCTTTCCGCCACGCGACCCCGTAGAACTACCTTCAGAGACAAACCAACCAATAAACTCGGCCCAGTCGGCTTCGGCTACCCATTTACCATCCCAAAGCTCAATCATCGAGCATTCTTCTTCTCGCAGTCCATTAGTGCAGATTGGGAATGTGTCCTGCCTGTATAGATCCTTTGCCAGTCTAAATGTTAACTGCGACTTCTGCGGGTAGACCAACATCCTATGGTTCGGGGTCACTTTGAAATCAATGCTGTGGCTATGCGCCTCATACATAAACCCATCGTAGTAATTCTCAACATACCCGATTGGCTGTTGGAACTCCATATATCCATCTGGAGACATTGTCGCTACCTTTAAATCTCTAGGCAGATCTGAAAACTTAATCCATCCATTCTCTGTTAGAACCTCAGTCTCTGGGTCGTAGCAATCTTTCCACGCCTCCTTTAAACCACCATCACCCGTGTACTCAGACAACGCTTGGATAATGTTCTCACACTCGGAAGAGACATAGAAATGCGGTCGGTTGACCGAATCTGCGGGTCTAGTGGTATCCCATGACATCTTGCCAATAAGTGCCTGCAACCCATCGTCGATGTCTAACCCTGGAGCTGGAATACAAACCATGCCAGCATCATTCAAATCCTCGATAATAGAGGATGCCCCATCCGCTGACTGGTACTTGGCAGCTCCAAGACGAGGGTCGATCAGCCTCTCGAAGATCTTTTCGTCACCCTCAAGCTCGGCAATTAAGTCCATGTAGTCACGGATACCAAAGCCCTGCCCCTTAGCCCCTTGTCCTGGCATCCACTTGCCACCCTTCCACTCAGCCCAGTCACCTACATCAACACCCGGCCACTCACGATATACCCAAAATGTACCAGACGCATCCACAGCAATCCAAGCCATAAACCAATTCTTCGCACCCGCTGGGTCAATAATCTGATAGCGAGTAACATTCGTAGTTGGGATCTCTGATGGCTGGACAACATTGACTTCTTTATTGAACTTAGGAAACTTGGTGGCGTGGGACTTAACTGGAACCCCGTACGCGCGAATTAGAATCTCCTCCCGAGGCCTTCCAACTAGGGTCTCCTTGATTCGCTCGTAGCCACCGAAAGGGTTATCCTTGCTATGGAAGTAGTGGACGCTGGCATTGCGCTTTTTACTCCGTTGGACATAGGGGACAAGCTCGCCGTTGAGCAGCTCAGCCTCGACGCTCTGGACGCTTGTGGCACCATCTAAGTATTCCTTAATAACTTCCGTCCACCCATCAATCGGGGTGAATGTTACCAGCATCTTGGAGTTGCGGGTAGCGAGACGGAAGCGCAAGGTGTCAATAAGCTCGTTTCCTAGAAGGTACTCGTCGAGCCATACGCCAATATTGTGCCACTGGGGGTCACGGCTGCCAAGCTCCGCGCCTTCTAGGATAGTTGGGTTATTCTGATACTGAGAGTATGTCTTAAAGATGATCTGTGAAGCATTAGGCAAAATCAACGAGTTATCCGTGAAACCATTCTTCTTTGTGTACGAAATGTAGGCATTAGCCGAGGTTTGTTTTGTCCTCATCTCATGCGGCAACCAGTTCCACACCGCGCTTTGTTGCTGGCGGATGCTAACTTCTGATGTCTGAGCAAAGCAGAAGATCTCTGATTTTGGGTTTTCGATGGCGGCTTTGACAACACAGTAAGAACCCCACGCAGTTTTTCCTGAGTTGTGATGGGGAACTCCAGCTACAATGTAGTTGTTGTAGACCGGCACATGGAAATCCCAGACATAATCTTCTCGGAGGTAATTGATCTTGACAACTCGGCGGGAATAGATAGGGTGTCGGTATGCCGAAGCACAACTCAATAACTTACCCAGTAGATCAAATACGCCTTTGGATTGCTGAAGGATGGACTCAAGCGAATATCGCGGAAAAGCTGGCAAAGGAGCTAGATCCACGAGTGACCGCGAAGTTGATTTACAAGGTTTGTAGAAAGCATGGTATACAATGCCAGCGGACAGGGCCACGAAGCGGCGAAGGACATCCCGAATGGAAAGGCGGCAGAATCGTGAACAAGGACGGATACATTGAGCTTTATTGCCCAAACCACCCGAACGCTCGCAAGCACACGCGCTATATTCTTGAGCACCGTCTAATAATGGAGAAACATCTTGGTCGGTATTTGACCCGCACGGAAGTTGTTCACCACAAGAACGGAGTGAAAGACGATAATAGCATTGAGAATCTTGAGCTGTTTGAGAGCAATGCTCGCCATCTTGAAGTGACTCTAAAGGGTTGCGTTCCGAACTGGACTGAGGATGGCAAGCGCAGAATGGGCTTGAAAGCTCGTCGTTCAGCTTGATGTCTCCAACTGGCATCCACCCCAACTTGTGAAGGACGAGGTGAGACTTTGAACAACGAAATGATTCGCCATTATCTAGAATAACTTCGTAAATTTCCTGCTTGTCTTTCCTGAAGGATGCCTGTGCTTTGGCTACAACCACCTTCTTTCCATCCCAAGCGTGTACATGGAAATCAAATCCAAGTTCGTCAACGCGCTTACTACGCTTTAGGACTGGATCATAGATCTCCTGCTCTGGGGCAAGACAACGATTTCCCCCGAGTGCTAGAACCTCAGAGACTTGCGACAATTGCTCTTCAGCTTTTTCCCAATGCGGAAGCCTAAACCCGTAGCGAAATGGGTCTTTCTCAGCGTTCTCGATAGCCTCATGGTACACCCGATGAAGCTCAACGAGATCATCTGGCTCCATCAAAACAACCTCGTCATCGCTGGGAGGCTGAAGGATTGGATGTTTGCGCCACTGCATTACTTGGTTTTGTATGCGTCTGTCTCCATGAGAATGTCAACAATCCTGTAAACGCTCCCGCATTCCTTACACCCAAAGGTGTCGTCCTCTGGAGGTAACGACCCTCTATTCCCGTCAACAAAGTGAAGCTCTCGATACTTCTTACAATGCTTGCAAACGCCAATGAAGGGCTTGACGAACTTTTCCAGCACCACATTCCAAATCTTAGCATTGAATTTCTCCGCTAGATACGAGGAGTAGCAAAGCGTATGGCACTTGTGCTGAATGCCGTTATGCTCGACCATGTAGTGACGAACTAGATTGCCACCGTCCTTGAGGTGGTCGGCGTATCTTGATTCTGGTTCTGGTATCATTCTACAATTTCAGCTTCTACCGCTTGTGCTTTGACTTTATTGGCAATGCGGGACTTGGCTTCTGCGATCATCTTGGCGGCATCATCAATAGACGGCCCCTTGCGATGCTCAACAATGGTACTAGCCATGCCAGAGAGCTGTCCAGCTTTATCGGTCATAATGCCAATAGTCAACGCTAATCGGTCTGGGGAAATTGCCTTGAGCTGGTCTGGATCACGGCTCAGTTGCTCTGCCTTCTCGAACAGCAGGTCTGTGTACTCAGCAGCAGCAATAGCGTAGCGTTTAGAGAACTCTTTACGCTTTGACTCCAGCGTGTCGTTATGCCTCCACTCCAGCGCACGGACAGTCTCATGCGTCACTTTGCACTTCTTGGCGATAACATTGATACGCCCACCCTGCGCCAGCATCCAGAGGATCTGTGCCGCCACATTCGGGTTGTAGTTCTCGATAGTGTTCCGAGGGAATTGCTTAGCCCTTTCCTTGACTTCAAGGA